CATTGAAATCAGATGATTGTAAATGTTTCAACACATTACGGTATGTTTCAGGCGTCATGTTTCGGTCATATCGATCAGGAAATAATTCTTCTGATACGCGTGGACAAAAAGAACATCTCCTATTACAAGCTTCAATCGGATTGAGTTCACAAACAGATAGATATTTAGAATATTTCATCAATATGTGTTACTTTATTTTGTTTAATTAAATCTTTCATTATCATACGTTCCGTAAAATAATCTGTTCCGCCATGAAGTAAAAACATAGTATTATCAGGCTCTTTTTCATGATACCAATGATGTCCTTTAGTGTAAGAATCTATTCCCATATAATATACTTTTTTATACAAATCAAAAGAATGTATAATACTTTGTAATCCGAGAGAGTGATGTTCTCTACCATATTTTTCTATATTATATGCATTTGCTATACCTTTAATTGGAATATGTTTAGGTATTTCAAAATCAAATTCAGCTGTTGACATAATTTCAGAATCTTGATTTATCCAAATATTTTGTACAGATGAATTAATTAAACAATCATAAATAGTATCTTTTAACTCTTTAGGCGGGTCAAATAACAAACTATGTTTTTCACTATAAGTTAATTCAGTATCTTCAAATACTTTTGTCCAGCCACAAGTACCCCAAATTGTAGGAGTTCCTAGATATTCTTTATGAGTTTGTAATTTAAATAAACTTTGATTGCATATTAACACATCATCAAAGTATTTGTCAATGAATTTTCCACGTTTTTTTGAAATAACGTCAGGGCCATTACCAATTATCAATATCTTTTTATCCATAATACACTATTCCTTTATCACAGGTATAATGTATTTATAAATAGTAGTAAGAGATTTAATTAGGATTTACACTAAAAAGGATATAAATAGTAATATGTCAAAACCAAATTCTAGACAGTCCCTAGTGGACTATTGTTTAAGAGCTCTTGGAGCTCCTGTTATCGAAATCAATATTGACGATGACCAACTCGGTGACCGTCTTGATGAAGCCCTACAGTTTTATCAAGAGTATCACGCTGATGCGACTATTCGTAGATTTCGTAAATACAAGATAACAGCCGCAGATGTAACTAACAGATACATCACTATTCCCGATACGTATCTAACTGTAACTCGTGTATTACCATTTGATTTAAATTCAGGTGGTTCAGGAGATTTCGATATTCAATATCAAATGATGTTAAATGATGTATATGATTTAAGAGCACCTCAATCATCTATGTTAACTTATAGAATGACTCAAGACCACATTGCAATGATTGATCAAATATTTGATGGTAAAGACCAAACTGTTAGATTTAATCGACATATCAATAGATTGTTTATTGAGACTAGATGGGGAACAGATTTAAAAGAAAATGACTTTTTAATATTTGAGGGTTATGAAGCCATTGTACCTAAAACGAATAATACATCTACAACGTATGGTTCAGGGTATGATTCGGAAGCTCCAACCGAACCAACATCAACACAAGTATATAATGATATGTTCTTAAAAAGATATTTGACAGCATTGATTAAACGTCAATGGGGTATTAATCTTAAAAAGTTTCAAGGTATACAGTTACCCGGCGGAGTCGAATTAAATGGTCAGCAAATTTATGATGAGGCTGTTGAAGAGATTAGACAGTTCGAAGAAGAAGTTCAATTAAAATATGAAATGCCACCAGCATTCTACGTAGGGTAAGGTTATGTTATGCCAAAGAATACTTATTTCACACAAGGTTCTGTAACAGAACAAAACTTCTATGAAGAAATAGTCATAGAAGCTATGGGTATCTATGGTACTGATGTTTATTACATGCCTAGACGTATTATAAGTTTTGATGACATAACTAATGAAGTTATTGAATCACGATTTGACGAAGCTCACTTAATTGAAATGTATATCGAATCGGCTGAAGGTTTCGAAGGTGAAGGAACTTTATTAAGTAAGTTTGGTGTAGACATAAAAGATTCTGTTAATCTTCAAGTAGCTCGTAGAACATTCTTTCAAACATTACAAGAAAGTCAGGAAGACCGTAATCGTCCTGCAGAAGGTGATTTAATTTATATTCCTTTAACTAAATCATTATTTGAAATTAAGTTTGTAGAACATGAACAACCATTTTATCAATTAAAGAATTTACCTACATTTAAATTACAATGTGAAATGTTTGAGTATAGTGGAGAAGACATTGACACAGGTAATCCACAAATCGACGCGATACAATCTATACACGCAACCACTACTAGTGTACCAATTAAGATTACAAGTACGGCTGGTTTCTTATTAGGAGAAGATGTTACTGTTACATTTACAGATAGTTCAGTTGCGTCCTGTGAAGTATTAGGTTGGAATGACCAAGTAGACCCATTAGTAATTAATTTAAGTTCATTAAGATTCTCAACTACCACAGGAGATATTCCAAAAATAGGAAGTGGAACAACTTTAACAGGTGTACAATCAGGAGCTACAGCTGATGTCGTAGGTTCAGAAGATTTAACAACTGAAATACATGACCTAGATGTATACGATGATTCAGCTGATTTTGAAGCTCTAAATAATAATTACATAGACTTTAGTGAAATAAACCCATTTGGAGAACCTAATGCTTAGTGGTAAACATTTTTATAACGCGACTATAAAAAGAGTTGTATCTGTATTCGGTACACTTTTTAATAATATTATTATAGGTCGTTATGATGGAACAATTATGTCACAAACACAAAGAGTTCCTATCTCTTATGGGCCTAGACAAAAGTTTTTAGAGAGAGCTAAACAAGACCTCGGAGAACAAAGAGTTGCGATTAAATTACCAAGAATGTCTTTTGAAATTACTTCAATAACGTATGACTCATCAACTAAATTGAATAGAATGAATAAAACTATTTCAGCTGGTGCTGGTACGGCTACAAAAAATACTACATTTCAAAGTGTTCCTTATATTCTTGGCATGCAACTAAACATACTAACTCGTAATCAAGAGGACGCTTTACAAATAGTAGAACAAATACTACCAACCTTTTCTCCTGAATATACAGTTACGATGAAAGACATCGAAGGGCCAGGTTCTAAAACAGATGTACCAATTATTTTAGATGGAGTTTCATTTACTGATGAGTATGAAGGAGAGTTCGTGGGAAGACGTACATTAATTTATACATTAGACTTTACTATGAAAGTTAGATTTGCTCCTGATACTTCTTCCCAATCTGTTATACGAAAAGTTATTACAGATATTGCAGACTTTACAGTTGTGTCTTCAGCTGACGCACAATCTTTAGAAACATTAATAGTTAGACCTAATACAGAAGATTTAGATAACGATGATTTTGGATTTACTAGTTAGGATATAATATGCCGAATTTAAGAACATATAAAACAAACATAGATACAAAGAAAAAGTTTGAAGTGCAGTTCACTAGTAGTAGTTTGATATTATCTAACTTTCCTAATCAGAATAAAATCGGCACAATTAGTCTTTTAAACGGAGACTCACCACTTGGAAATAGTCCTCGTGTTACTAGAGAAGAACACACATTCACGAATGTTTTTGCTAACAATCCAAATGTAGTTGGTAATAATGCATCATTTGATGTTACTATAAATTCATTTACAGGAGCTATAAATACTGTATCTCTTAATCAAGGTGGAGCTTCTTACAATGTAAATGATAATATAACGATTTTAGGAACACAACTTGGAGAAGATTCTCCTAACGATAGTCCATATCGTAATCTTGTTTTAAATGTAGATTCAGTTGACTCACCAGCTAAAAGAATTGTTACCTTTTCTATAGTTAGTGGAGACTCTCCTGAACTAGACCGTATACAAAATCTTTTAGATTCTCCTATTGTAAGAAGTGTAGAGTTATTAAGTGATAGTCCTAGTAACATTGGATTTAATGCTCGAGCGGATGTTACATTAAGTAGACGTACAGGTGCGATTACATCTATCTCTTTATCTAATCCAGGCACAAGTTATGTAGTTAATCAGACATTAAAAATAAGACATAGAGACTTAGCAACTCAAAAAGTAATATTGCGTGATTCACCGAATCATATAGAAAACGTACTTAATAGTACACCAGCATTTCCTAACTTTAATAGTCCATTTGGTGGTGAAGATTGTCCAAGTGCAGGACAAATTAATGTAGAAGTTTTAAGGTCAACTTTTGCAAATAATACTCCTATTCCTGATAGTCCTTTTACTTTAGTTAAAGTTTTAACTATAGATAATGTAGATTATAATGGTAAATATACTCTTAACGGATTTGTAAACGATAAACCATCATATAAATTAAATTCACCTGTTACTTTAAACTCTCCTGTTCAAGATGTAAGAATATCATTCCAAAACAACCAATGGGAAATAACTAACAGTCCTACATTTAACGAACCCATTTGTATTAATAATTTAAATAACACTGACCACATACCACCAAATGAAAATTGGAATTTACAAATACAAACCGAAAAAAATGTTCATGTAAATGATAGAGATTTAAATGCGTTTGTTGCTGATTTTGAATCACCAGCTCTTGGAGAAGAAGTAATTCCTCAAATAACTGATGAATCTGCAAGTCCTAATCTAATAAGAATTGTTCATAGAGATAATAGTCCATTTTTTAAAAATGAAATATTAGATAGTAAATTATTAGTTTCTTGTAATGTGGTTACACCAAACACATCATTAAATGGATTTGCGGTTATCAACGAATTAGAAGGATTATATGTTAAAGGAGATGTATTAACGGGAACTCTTTCTAAAGTATCAAAAACTGTTTTACAAGCTCGAGCATTTGCTGCGTCACAAACTCCTGTCGAAGAACCTGTGGTTGTTGCAATAGGTGATACACCCGTACCATTAGGATTTGAAGAATTAGGTAATACCCCACCAACAATCGATAATAATACACCAGCTTACAATTCTTATATTGAATTATTATTTGATTACAGTCCAAGTGACCCGTATTGGGAGTATGAAGATGCAGATTGTCCTACAGGAACTATATTCCAACAAGGATTTACAGAATCATCTGAATCGCCTGGTGTTTATGTACAAAGTAATAGTCCATTAGCTGGAATTGTACCTTTCGGACAAGGTTTCGATTCTCCAGGCATTAGTCTGTTTAATAGTCCATCACTTGATTCTCCTAGTAGTGATAGTCCTACATTTGATT